TGGGAGGCGGCGTACACGTACGGCCAGATCAAGGCAGACCAGTCTGTCGACCCGATCGGCGCTCGACTCACGGGACGAGCAATCACGGTGACGGTGTCGCTACTCGAGGCGACGCTGGCCAACCTGCAGGAAGCAATGAACCAGTCGCCGATTCTAACCGTCGGCTCTGGTATCAACACTCTCGACCCAGGAGGTGCGGTTGCTGCTCCTGGGACAAACACGCCGACGATCACCCAGCCAACGTATAGCGCGTTGCTCATCGATGGCTGGGCACCGAACCTGGGTAGCGGTGCGGTTGCGCGGCGGCGCTTCATCGTACGCAAGGTCCTCAACGACGTCAAGGCGACGGCGAAGTACGACCTGGCAACTCAATCGGTGTGGGCGTGCACGTTCACAGCGTTCTACGTGAGCGCTGCGATCTCACCGTTCGTGATCTACGACCAGACGGCATAAGGAAGGAACTGCTATGGCGGACACCAGAAGGCAGCCCGACGAGTCTGGAACGATCGATATCGTTCCAGGCGATCTCGATATCCTGAAGCTCTCGTCCAAGGACGAAGGCGAGGAGATCGAGTACATTACGCTCTTCGAGCTAGACGATAGGGCGTTCAAGGTACCGAAGAACCCGTCGCCGACCGTCGGGCTGCGCTACTTGAAGATCCTGAAGGAAGAGGGTGAAGGTCAGGCGGCGTACTACTTGCTGAACAACATGCTCAGCGAGGAAGGCTACGAGGCTCTTCTGAATTATGAAGCCCTAACACAGCCGCAATATGACTTCATCCTCGCGGCAGCGCTTCGGATCGCAACAGGTAAGACCGAGCGCCCAAAAGGGAATCAGCAGAACCGCCTGCCTGGGCGATCAGGACGGCGCAGATAGTATGGATCGTGGATTGCCTCGACAGCGTATGCAGCGACATGAGCGTGCTGCATCGTGTCGAGGACATCTACGAGCTAGATGGACCGACATTTTTCCGCTTGGCGTACCGACTGCCAGCGTATTCAGGGGCTGCTAAGGTAGACCTCGAGGGCTGGTTGGAAGACATACAGGAGGAAGAACGAAAGCAGATCGAGCGTCAAGCAACTGAAGGACTACCGCCGCGTTATGTGTATGACGAAGTAGAGGACGTCCGAGAGAGCCAGGTGCCCATGCCTACAGTGAAGCATGAAGATCGAGCCGCAACGCTCGATGAGCTACTCCAGGCAGGTCCACCTATGCCGATGTTTGGCGAGCTTGCGCCTATCTTTGAGATCGCGATACCGACGGAGTAGCTTATGGCCGCAGGAGGGTTCAAGGTAGGGCAGGGATACCTTGAAGTCGACGTAGACGCCGCTGCGTTGGATAAAGGCATTGCTTCGATTGAGGCGAAGCTAGCCGCGGTTAAAGACTTGTCAATTAAGGCGGGTATTGATCAGAAGGCGGTCGACGCAGCGCTTCTGGAGATCTCAACTAAGCTCATGGCGCTGCAGGTTAAGGCGCTGTCGATCGGTGGGATCAATCAAACCGAGCTGGATGCTTCGATAGCTGAAATTCGGGCGAAGCTAGCAGGACTTCAGACACTAACCGGTATCGACTTGAAGGTGTCTGGGGTTAGCGCTGCGCTGGCAGACCTGACCGCGATTAGAGTAGCGGCTGATGCAGCTACTGGGACTCCGGGTACGACAGGCGGAGGCGGCACAGGTTTCTGGGGCCTAACTGGTGCAGCTCTCGGGTTTGGCGGAGCACTAACAGCACTTGGCGCAAAGATTCCACTGTTCGGCGGTCTACTTAGCGGTGTGCCGTTTGTTAACTCTGTCGCGGTATGGCACCTACTACTGGACGCCATCCTGGAAGTCACTGCCGAAGTTGTTCCGGCACTGATTGCCTTGACGGCGTTCGGGATAGCTGCCAGCTCGACGGTTAACGACATCGTACACTCGGAGCAAGCGTTCCTCACGATCACGACAGCTCTGGGTACTACCTTTCCAGGCGTGACTAGTAGCCTGCAGAACTTCACTGACTCAGTGAAGCCTCAGGTCTATGTACTGTTTGGCGAGGCCTTGGGTATTATTAACAACCACGCTAGTGTGTTCACTACATTGGCTACCGGTGCAGGCCGCGTCATGGATAATCTTGGGGCGCGTATAGAGAACGCCCTCGGAGGCAATGGGCTAGACGGGCTCGTCGGTAAGGGAGTTCAGGACCTACAAACACTCGGTAATATCATCGGGAACGTATTTGGTATCTTCGGTAATATCCTGCACACGTTGCCAGGCTATGCACAGATGTTGTTCGGAGCTCTACAGGACGTAACTGGGGCGCTCGAGGCTATTACTGGCAACTCGATTGTGCAAGGACTCTTGAACATCGGTTTGTGGTTCCACGGTGCAGTCCTGTGGGGCGGGCTCGCAGTGACTGCGATTATGTCCTTGCAAGGGCCGCTGCTAGCCGTAGGCGGCTGGGCCATGAATGCCGCTGGGGCTGTCGCACTGTATGTGTCGTCGCTGATAGCTGTGGCCGGTGCGGAGGGTATAGCAGCCGCGGCTAGCGCTGCGCTAGAGGGCATCATGGCTGCGTTGGGAGCCGTTAATCCCTTTGTCTGGGCAGCTGTCGCGATAGGCGCGCTCGTCGCGCTAGGTGTATGGCTAAGTAGTGTTAAGACAGCTGCGCAGGACGCTTACAATTCTGTGGAGCAGCAGCTTAATGCGGCGACTACGTTTGTACAGGCTCAGACTATCTTGGCACAAGGTATTAAGCAGACCAATGATCAGCTGTCTCAAACGCCTGAATATATCAAGGTAACGACTTCGGGGATGCATGGACTTACGTCGACAGTGACGGAGCTGAACCCTGCATGGCAAGGCCTAACGTCGAATGTTAAGGCGTTCGGTGATCAGCAGCAAACTTTGACTTCGCGGATGGCTACACTGGACCAGATTACTGGTAGTCAGACCGCCTCGTTGTCCGACCTGAACGCGATGGGCGTTAAGGCTGGCGCGATCGCCACTGAGAGCGCCGCTGCGTTCGCGAATCAGGTCACACAGATTAAGGCTTTGACAACAGCTACCGAGCAGCTAGCTGGATATCAGGGTGGGCAGGCCGCGGCTGCTCAGAATGCGTTGACGAACCTGTATATGCAGGAAACGGTCCCTGCGATCAAGAAGATTACCGGTGCGGAAACCGACTTGATGAATGTGATCACGGGAGGCCAGTCTACATTCGATACCTTTGAGCTGAACATGGCATCGATGACGACTAACTTGAGCGCCGCAGAGCAGGCGACGGGATCGACTAGCCATACGTTCGATGGATTGAAATCTAGCGTGTCCACGGCAGGTGCCGCCATAGCTGGCACGTCGCAGGCGAGCTATACACTGAACCAAGCTTTCTACGGACAGATTAGTGCAGCTCAGAACGTGGTCAGCGCGCTCATGTCACAGAGTATTTCGCAAGGGGACCTGACTAAGGTTACCGCTACGATGACGGAGCAGATGCTGCAGTATGCTGGCAGCAATACTGCGGCTCGTTCTACGATGGTCGACCTGATTAACAACGCCCTAGGTCCTGGTACGGTCTCACTTAAGACCTTGAACCAATGGGTTGGGACGAATGCAACATCGCTGTCCAATATGAATGGGATTATCGGACAGTCAACAGTCAAGGCTGGAGGACTTACTGATGCGCTGAATGCGTCCCTAAAGAGCATGCAGGCTGTAGCTATTTGGCAGGCGCAAGGTGGACAGCAGGCCTGGAACACCTTCACGACGGACATCGAAAAGGGCACGACGAGTAATAAGGACTTCCGTCAAGCTGCGATCGACGTTATGACCCAGCTGACGATTCAGGCGAACAATAATCTGCCAGCAGCGCAGCGGGCATTCGAGAATTATGCGGAGCAGGGTCTAGGTCTGACGAAAACTCAAGCAGATGACCTGTGGAAGACGTACCTGCCAGGGTTGCAGAATGAGATCAACAGCATGCACGGCAAGAACCTGCCGATTACAGTTGTCGGTTCCGGCACAGGCACGATCACGTTTGCAGAGCAGAACATCAAGAATGCAGCTACTGGATACCTCGAGTTTCACGCCGCGGGCGGTCTCATCAAGGGCGGTACGCCAGGCAGGGACAGTGTGCTCGGCGTGTTGATGCCTGGGGAACTAGTCGTTCCGGCAGACATGGTGGCGTCAGGTAGCGTTGACCACTTGAAGGGTAAGCTGCCAGGATTTGCGACTGGCGGCCTAGTCGGGCCTTACGGTGTTCTGTCAGGTGTGGGACAGGACTTCATGGGTACTGCTATGACCCAGGCTGGCCAGAGTACAGAGGGTAGCTCAGCCCAGAAGATGATTGCGGACATGGCGGCGAAGGTGGCCGCAGCTGCGGCGACCATGAATCTTGGCTCAGGTGTTACACAGTGGGCACCTATTGTTCTGCAGGCTTTGGCTATGCTGCATTTGGCATCAGCATTGGAGAACAAGGTACTGTTCCAGATGCAGACTGAGTCCGGAGGTAATCCGAACGCGATCAACCTGACGGACATTAATGCACAGGAGGGTGACCCTTCACGCGGACTGATGCAGACGATCATGGCGACGTTTTTGGCGTACCATGTTCCGGGTACGAGCATGAACATCTATGACCCGTTGGCGAACGTTGCAGCTGCGCTTAATTATGCTGCACATGTCTATGGACCTACACTGCAGAACGCTAGTGGCGCAGGTATCGGCTCGGGACATGGATATGCTGCAGGCGGCTTCCTTCCTCCGGGACGGTGGGGCTACGTAGGCGAGTCGGGGACCGAGATTGCTAGCGCACGTCCGGGCGGCGGGGTTGATATCAGGCCGACAGCTCAGGGTAGTAAGCAGCCAGTTCATCAATACTTCCAGTACTTCGGTACGCAGTACCCGACTACGGAGATGAAGGCGCAGCAGATGCGCGACATGGCGTTGGCATTGGCGGTGGCCCCATGACTTATACTGGCTCGGGCACGATATCGCAGGACACAGGTCTCTGGACAGGGTCGTTCTCGTATCAGGCGCCGTACATGACTACGCCAATGGTACTCAATATGGGTGCGGGCCCAGATACGAACGGTATTGCATGGATCATCGAGAAGCTGGAGGGCTGGGACGGGCCAGACGTCGTCGGTCAGGTCATCCAGAAAGCTGCTGATCACGGCGCGTATCCAGCAGCGCAGTTCTTCGGACCTCGCATGATGACGCTGACGCTACGCGCGTCGGCTCCAGACCAGGCTACGCGGGACCTTGCTAGGTCGATCTTGGGACAGGTTATTCCGGTTAACGACCTATGCGCGTTTAACTACAATGAGCCGATTCCGAAGGTTGCGTACGTTAGGCGTTCTGGCAAGATTACTGAGCAGTACGACAATCTGTGTGAAGTCGTGTTCTCAATTCTGCTGGTCGCGCCAGACCCGCGGAAGTACTCCCAAACGATTTACGCTTCTGGATCGGCTAGTTCCTCCGCAGCGTCCCCGATCACGATACCAGTGACCGTTCCTTTCACACTGAACAATGGTGTAGTCCCGGGATCGATTCAGTTTATGGATCCTGGGAACTTTCCATCGTTTCCAGAGATGACGATCTGGGGGCCGCTCAAGGGGCCTGCAATCACGCTGGTTCAGACCGGACAGACTGTTACTTGGTGGAATCAGCTAGTCACATTGCAGACCGGTGACCGCATGGTTATCGACTTCGATGCTAAGCAGTCTTTCTTGAACGGCGTCTACGTACCTGCAGATGTGAGCTCAAGTTGGTTTACTATCAATCCAGGATTTAATACGGTTATCGTTTCTTCAATAGCAGGTGCAGCTGGCGGGCAACTAGTCGCAGCTTATCAGGCGGCATGGATCTAGGGAGGTGTAGCTATGCCGAGCAGTGTGAACCTAGGATATTGCCCGTGGCTGGCTGGGTCGACATGGTCAGATAGCATCGGGCGTGCGGATATTGATTCCACTACTTACGGTGCGCAGACTCTAGGAGGGGTCCTAGCAACCGGCGTTGGAGATATGGCGGTACTAGCGTTCAGTGGCATGACTATTCAGGTCAGCCCTGGAACCGCGATCATCCCGAACGGCAGTGGTAGCGGCCAGTATAGAGTGTTCAACCCTACAGCAGCGTCGCTGACTGTCTCGACTGCGCCTTCGAGTCCGAATTCGCGCATCGACCTGGTCTGCGCTACGGTCGTAGACAATGGCAACTCTAGCTCGTTCTCTGAAGTTCAGATCATAGCAGGCACGCCTGCGACCAGCCCTTCAGCGCCGGCATTGCCGACCAACTCGATCGCTCTTGCACAGGTCTTCGTCGGTTCTAGTGTCGTAACGATCAATCAGGGTAATATCACCGATGAGCGAATCTGGACTGCTGAGGCTGGCGGAGTCATTGTCTGCCCGAACATGGCTTCTCTACAGCCTGGCGACACGGGGACGCTAGGCTTCGATGTTACCAATAACCGTTACTTCATGCTAACGGCTACTGGGGCGAAGCCGTTTAGGGCGATGCCGTTCGTGCCTGCGCATGTTGTTGGTAGCGCAGCAGCTAGTCTGACAGGAGTTGTCGGAGGTTCAGGCGCCTTGTCGACGATCGTGTTCGGCTCCCAGTCGATGTCTGCCTCAGTCACGACTGATGGCGCTACTGATCTCAGAATCACGACACACTGGGCAGGCATGTCTATGGCTACGCCGACGCCGACGCTAGTACAGTTCGGGATCTTCCTGGACAGCACCCAGATTGACCTGCTCGAGATCCTCATCGGGACTACTAGTCAGACCTATCCAGTCGCAGGCAACACTAGTATCTACACGACGTCAGCAGGTGCTGGTGACACTCCATCAGCTGCAGCGCATACGATTACATGGCGAGCACTAGCTAATCAGCAGTCTGTGTCTGAGACTGTCAGTGTCGTCGCAGGTTCAGGACAGCACGCATACATGCGGGTGGAGCCGGTGATGCAGTAATGTCTACGTATCGGTTCGTCTCGACTGACACAGTTACTGGTCGGATGATGTGCGATAGTCTGCCTATCGTAGGGCAGACTTGTTCGAGGCAGATCAATGCGGTCGGATCTTTCAGTGGCACTTTGACGTTCCCGCAGAATGCAACGGCCATGCAACGTGCCATCTGGACGAATGCGTTGATTCCGTGGAAGAGCATTTTGTGGGTTCTACAGGATGGTCATCCGATTTGGAATGGGCCGATCACGGGTTGGCCGCACACAAGTCTGTCCGGTGGGAACTTGCCTCTGCAAGGCGCCACTATGGAGGAGTTCTTTAAGCACCGTGAGATCAGCGACGATCTAGAGTATGACAACATGGACATCTTCGAGATCTTTCGACAGGAATTGCTATATGCGGTCTCAAAGCAGCCGAACGGTAACATAGCAGGCAGTGGTCAGTTCCAGAACCAAGCAGGCATTGTTGATACGGTAGAGTACTCAGGCGTCCTAGGGTCCGTGACTGAGTCAGCCTCGCGAAAGAAGATCTATGACGCCTGGAGCGACCTTGTTACGACGTATCTGATGGAATATACCTTGGCTCCCGCAATGACGGACGGCGGGTCCCTATACACGGTTGCGCAACTAGGACTGCCACAGATGGGTCGTACTTATGACCAGACAGGCTTCCAATTGATAGTACCTAGCGAACATATGCAGGATTATGGATGGCAATGGACGCCTACTGATCCTGCTAATAAGTTCACTGTGACAGGGACTGGCACTACAGAGGCCTTCGTTATTGTTGGTATTGCCGAGCCTGAGATGATACAAGGCTTTCCGTTGTTGGAAAATAGCGGTTCGTATAACGGTACCGTTACTAGCGAAGCGCAGATTATTAATTACACTATCGGGTCTATGTATTCGACGTCAATTCTAGGCAATCTGACACCGATTGTCTTGGCAGGAGCAGGTCAATATCCGGCGATTAAGGATACGCTTCTCGGCGATGAGATGTACTTCATCGGGACGTCAGATTTGCATCCTGCAGGCCCTAACGGTGTGCCTGGAATAACACAGCTGTTTCAGATGACAGGTTGGACCTTGAACTTCCCAACAGGGGACCAAGCTGAGCAGACAAGCTGGCAGCTAGGTGCACTAGTGGAAGGACCGTTGACATGACCGATCATCCTGTTCCACTAGATCGTCGGCTTATGAGCACGATAGCTGACTTGCGGCGTCGGATGCTCAATGTTGAGAACATCATTAATGATCCTGTGGCTATTGGTACGACGCTGAATAGAACATCTATTCAGTCCAGCACCTATAGTCCTGGCACTGCGGGTTGGATCCTCAATGCCGACGGTAGCGGTGAGGTCAACGGCGACGTAGTCCTCACCGAAGGTGGCACGCAGGTATTCATCGGACCAACTCCTCCGGTGTCTCCTCCGAACGGGACGTTCTGGTTCGACACGAGCAGTGGCTACCCCGTTATGAAGGTGTATAACGCGGGTACGTCCGAATTCGACCTGTACCAGTTTGGTACACCATCGATTGCAGCCGGCACGATCTCTGCTAACCTACTAGTAGCCGGTATCGTTGTAGCTGGCATCGTTGACGCCACCACGATTAGCGCGGCTGAGTTCCTATCATTTAGTACAGACCCGCTTGCGGACTACATAGCCTACACTACTGCAGCCCCGACGCTTGGCAATGTATTTATTTCGCTATCTAACGTGACGACGACCGACTCTGTTGGCAACACTATTCCCGCCGGCCTATATGTTGGAAACGCTTCAGGCAGCACCCCGCAGGTAGCTCTAGTGCCCTCAGCTGGAGGTCCTGGAAATCCGGCGCTCCTAGTGTTTCCGTTGTCTCCGACGTCATTCTTCGGGAACCAGCCGAACATCGGAGCGCTCAGCCCGAGCAGTTCCGGACAGCTATTCGTCTCAGGACCTAGTCTGTCACAGGTGGGAAACCGAGACTGGGTCCAGATGGGACTCCTGTCCGATGCGTCAGGCTTCTACGCAAAACTACACTTCACTTTCGTCGATGATGGCCAGACACATCATGATTACATGCAGCTGGACTGTACCGGAGTTAACATCTATGCATGTAATACCCTCGTCGGAACAGTACCAGGTACTGTTTCTGGAGTGACTCCTACAGGCTCCGAGACCTGGCACAATGCTTCGTTGCTTAATTCCTGGACTGCCGCCTCTCCGAAGATCGGTGGTGTCGGTATTCGATATCGGTGTATACCGTGGGGCGTTGCAGGCGCCGTCGAGATTGAGGGTGATGTTGTCGGCCCTGGCGGGGTGACCGGAAACAGTGTCTGCATGACACTGCCTTCTGGATACGTTCCGCCGAACGACCGCAACCGCGAAGCGGGCTGGGCAGCCTTCCCGAGTAGCGTCGATCCTCCATGGATCTTTATAGACCATACCACAGGAAACGTGCAGATAACTGGTATTCAGACGGCCGGACAGGAGATCTTCTGGCACGTGATTGTACCACTAGATTAGGAGCAGGCAGATATGGCGGACAACCAGGCAAATGTGCAGGTCAATGCAGACGTGCTCGTGCGGAAGCTGCGCGACAAGATATCGGACGCGATTATCCAGCAGGCGATCCTGGAAGTGGCGATCGAGGAAGGCCGTGAGCGTGAGCGTATTCTAGCTGAGTCATTCCAGAGTTGCGTGAAGGAACTAGATTCGCTCAAGGAACAAGTCGCAGCGTTGTCTGCGGCTGATATGTACAGTGATGATGAGGACGACTTGTCGATCGACGAGCCGTCGGAGGAGCACGCTTCATAGGAGGTAAGATGCCTGTCGGCATGCAAGCAACGAACCTGACGATCGACCAGACGCTGACCACTCTAGCTACGTCGTTGCGGAATATCATGGAGGAGCTCCGACGCCTGAGCACATTCGTGAACAACGGCGCAGGCGGGACGCCTGTACAGATCCTGACGGCGGCAGGATACAACAACGCTAACTCAAACGCTCCTGGTAACCAGTCTGATGCCGCCTACGCGGCATACATGATTGGCCTGTTTAATACTGTATCCGCGCTATACTACGGCACGGCTACGCAGCCGAGTGCATACAATTACGATACCGCACTCGCACCTCTTTGGGCGGGTCTCGTACAGTAAGGAGGTAAGGCTATGGCGGACGACCACAAGCCGCACTTCGGGCACACGAAGCATGGCCTAGCAGTACATCTACATGGTCATGATCATCTGCGGGCTGCTAGTGATGCGCCCTGGTACGCTAAGGTCAACGCCTGGCTAGCCTTGAAGATTACTAAGGGTGTAGGCACGATGTGGTGTGCCTATGTCTTCGCGGCTCTAGACCTACTCGCGCTGCCGCAGGCTATCCAGGGCGGACTGTATGGCATGGTCCAGTGGACGGCGTCATTCTTCCTGCAGCTAGTCCTGCTGTCCATCATTATGGTCGGTCAGGATGGCCAGTCGAAGGCATCCGACGCGCGGGCTGCTAAGACCTTCGAGGATACTGAAGTGCTTATCGATCGGACGGATATACATACTGAAGGAGGTCTTAAGGCTATCCTAGATGAAGTTCAGGAGCTACGAGCGCAGGTAACTCAACTGCAGACTAGGAGTAATGGTTAGTGATTAGCATTTCAGTGGCAGCTTCATCTGATGCCGGCATAGTCACTTCCATAGCCAGTATCGTAACAGCAGTCCTCTTGCTCCTAGCAGCAATCATAGGCTTCAGACAAGTCACAGGTATCCGTAAGCAGGGTGCGGACACTAATAGCAAGCTGGATCTCATTCACTCGCTAGTGAACTCTACTCTGACAGCATCAATCGAGTCGGATCTAAGTGCGACTAAAGCGCTCCTGCTCAAGATTCAGGAGCTAGTTGCGATACAAAAGGAGAACGGTATAGTTACTAGCCCTGAAACGTATGCAGCGATGGCAGGAGCGGAGGTAAAGGTCTCGCGATTGGAGCAGGAGATTGCAGATCGCCTGCATGTCGCACAGCAAATTATTGATGACAAGGCTCAGGCGGTACAAAGGAAGGAATAGATCATGTTCAGCAACATCGGGCAGTACAGCAAGTTCATCGTAGCCGTTCTCGGCGCGATCTCCACAGGAGTCACGACCTTCGGCCACAACTCGCCTCTGACGTCGACAGTCGTGGCTGCGATCGCAGCGATCGTCGTTTACCTCGTCCCGAACCAGCCTAAGCCTCCGACGTCCACGGTTATCAATCCGCCGACGTCTTAATCAGGAAGGCGGACAACTATGGGTGTTATACCAGCGTTCGATGCAACATCAGCGGACTACGGAGCACTACCTCCAGGCCAGCGATGTGCTTACGTCACAGGAACTCCAGACATTCTTTGGAGCACTGCAGAGCTAGTCGCTAACCCTGGAGTCGTCCTGATCGCTCAGGCGGTTGGGCTCGCGGTCGACGAAAGTCCGTTCCCTGATATCCTAGACGTAGAGGGCGGTGCAGCCACCTACGCAGACTGCGGGCCTTGGGCTATCGCGATGCAGGCGGCATTCGCAACGAACAAGAGGCCAGGACAGCGCAGACCTGCTATCTACTGCTCAGCGAGTAACGTCTCGAACGTCGTCAACGCTCTTGTAGCTGCAGGCGTTACGAGTGGTGTCGGGCTATGGATCGCGAACTGGAATCTAACCGACGCGCAGGCAGTCGTAGAAGTTCTCACAGCGTCCGGTCCGTTCCCAATCATCGCTATCCAGTTCAGTGACCTAGGAGGCGGAGGATCCTACGACCTGGATGTATTCTCGACGTCATGGTTGGCGGACCAGTCAGGCGTCGCAGGAAACCTAGTGTCGCAAGGTTCTTCAGGACCGGCGGTTAGGGCTGCTCAGGAGGCTCTGAACACCTGGTATCCAGGTAGGCTAGTAGTCGACGGTCTTTTCGGCGAAGGCACACTAGCGGCGACTGAAGCATTTCAGACGCTCAAGAAGCTGACAGTCGATGGCGTCATCGGGTCTGCAACCTGGAAGGCTCTTGAGCCTTCTGCACCCGATCCAGTCCCCGTTCCGACGCCATCGTCTGCTCCAGGAGGTCTGAAGCAAACCGTTCGGTCGACGGCATCTGAGGCTATCTTCTCGTGGCAGCCAGTCGCGGGAGTGACTCTAGCAGAAGGATACCACCTGCAGGTCGAGTGGGATAAGTCAGGCTTCGGGTGGGTTCTGTCGATCGACGAGACAGTTAAGGCGCTAACGCAGATAGCGGCGTTGGCACCTCGAACGACTTACAGATGGAGGGTGGCGGCAAACACTACGGACCATGTCTGGTCTAGCTGGGTCCAGTTCGTTACGACCTAGCCTTAGGCGCCTGGCCCTCTCTCGCCGTCCGCCCGAGGGAGGGTCAGGCTTTATCTACACCAATGCGGCCATCGCGTAACGTACTTACGACATCTGTGGCAGTATCTACTGTAGTTCACGGGTCTAGACTTCCGAGACTTCGAAGTCGCCCACTACGTGTCTGATAGTGACTTGATCTTCAAGTCCAATATTGGTATGTCCTACTTCGTACAAGACTTCCTTACTATTTCTGTCTCTGACTACGAGAACAGCTTCTAGGTCGTGACTTGCAAGCATGTCGCGAACGATCTTCCTGATAGTTTCGATCTCAGTCATTAGTCTGCTCACTTGTAGTTTCAGGCTCAACGTACTCGAACATAATGATGTCACCACATGTACGTACTAGGCGAACTTCATATTCGCCCGGCTTAAGGCCATCGGGGACGCCTACTATACGATGGATCATGTTGGGACGCCTCCAAAGCGCGCCGACAACGGTCGCATTCTCTCCTGCCTTCTGGGATAGTGTCGGTCATGATTAGGTTTCGACGTTGGCCGTAGCTGATGTTGCACCAGCCTTGTAGTAGACATTCGTAGGTGCCTGTGTGCGGATGATACCAGAGCTGTGAGTCTCGCTGGTCTAGCAGATGAACTAGATATGCAGTCTTCCAAGGAGACATAACGTATGGCTTGTTGAACGTAGCGTTGAGCCTGATGCGCCGAGGACGTTGAAGGTCGACAGCGTATAGCCTCCTGGGAGACTCCGGTGGTGACATAAAGTAGTTTTCGAGCCTAGGAGCAGGTATTCGACCTACCCAGTAAGGGTCGCTGCGCATGCAGTTGAGAACTCCACGCGCTATACTTGTTGGTAGACTGCCTTGAATAACCAAGTACTGTCGAGCTCTGACTAGGTAGTCGAAGTCTCCTCCGTACTGCAACAGATAGTCTTGAGCAGCCTTCATGAGATTAATGTTCTCACGAACGTCTCTGTCCGTGTACTTGTAGTCGTAAGCTGACATTCAGCACCTCCGTTCTTTTAATTATATATCAATATGATAGTCTAAAGCAAGAGGCTACAGCAAGGTTTTTATTCGGCTTCTATGATATTCGCTGCTGCTGCGAGCCAGGTCTCTACTAGTTGCCATCTCCACTTCCAAGCATAGGAGTCCTCAGGAGATGAGATGGCGCAGACCATGTGTTTGCAGATCATGTCGAAGCAAGAGTCTAGGGCTTGACTCTTCATGTCAAAAGCCGTCCATGAAGTGCGATATCCAGTTAAGGAACCATATGACCGCTCCTGCTCCCAAGATTATCCCGACGATAAGAACTACTAGGAGCCAAATCGGGATGGATATCATGGTTCTAGGTGCTCCTCAGCGTGTCGAGCTTCCATCTTCTTGGCAAGTTCACTTCCCCAGTAAGTACCCCACTTGTCAGCCACCAGGGTTGCTATGACACACAGGATCGCTAGTAGGTAGTTCTTGCTGACGAAAATGGCGTCGCCACCGCAGTATAGCCAGGCCATGCGACAAGCATCGCCCGCCATGTCCCAGTTTCCTGCGTCGCTGGACCGTCCCTGTGCTTCTGCACGAACCATCCATACGCAGAGGATATCCTGAGCGCTCATGGCTACGAAGGAAACTAGCGGGAAGATAAAGTACTCGATCACGAAACTCTCCTATCTGCTCTCATACCAGTCCCTGAACCGACGAAACCAGCCGCCATACTTGAGAGTCATGCAGGCAAGCAGGAAGCTGTTGAGAAGTAGCACAGCTAGGAGCCAAGTTGGTATGCTACTCATGCCGCGTACTCCTGATGCGCATCGGGTCTTGCCAATTAATGATCCTAGGAGCGGTCGTGCGATTCTCGAGCCAAAGCGCCATAGCTACTCGCCATCCGAGCTCAGACTTATCTCGTTCGAACTGGTTCATGCTGCGTATTCCTGAAACATAGGAGGCTTCCAGAGTTCGACTGCACACGGATAGGGACGTTCTCCCTTGAGCCATTCTTCGAGATGATTCATGTCGCCCCAGTTGCGACCTACTTCTACGTCGACTATGAATGGTACGTAGTCGCCGCAGATCCTGTATGCGGACTCTGCCATGCGCTGGCGCATTAGGTTGCCTACGTATTCGACGTTGCCCTGATGCGTCTCAAAGTACAGAGCGTCATGGATGGTATTACGACACCAAGCGACACCCTTGAGTTCCTTACGCAGGTTAATGAAGGCCTGAACGCAGATATCAGACCCTGTAGACTGCGGAAGGAAAGCCATGGCTTCGTTCTGGACGTCCTTGAGGTTCTCGTCCGTAACGAGGTTGAATCGACGACGTCGACCAAAAGGCGTAATCAGATCTTCGCCGTGCGTGGCAGCCCACTTGATCTTCTCGCGAAAGGCTACGATTCGGGGAATGACCACGAAGAAGTCACGATACATGGCTTGTGCGTCGCGAAGCGGAATATCTAGTTCGTCCGAAATGGACTTGGCTTCACGACCGTACGCTAGACCGTATACGAAGGCCTTAACGATGATACGCTTGTCCTTAGCTGAAGCCGATGCTAGTCTGTATGATCGTTCAGGTCTAACGATAGGAAGTAGTTCGTCAAACAGGTCTCGAGAAGGATCACGGAAGATTTCTGCAAAATATGGCTCCTGGGCTAGCCAGGTTAGAACTCGGAGTTCAAGCTGACCGTAGTCCGCACCAACAAGGACGTGATCATCCTTAGCGACCTTGTACTGTCTACGCAGCTTATCACCCCGAGGAATGACCTGGAGCGAGGGCTTCTTTTGGGATAGTCTTCCGGTACTAGTACTATGAAGCATTACGGTGGGATAAACCCTACCGCGGTAAACGTATTTCCGGAGTCCTGTGACATACGTACCATCTAGTTTAGCCACCTTACGGTACTTAAGCATCGTCTCCAGAAACGTAACGATGCTGTCTTCAGTACTTACCTCTACGACTTCAGGACCGATCTGGTTCGAGCCGCCATGATCGATCGTGCCTTGTAGAACTACACGACCCGGAGCCTGAGCTGTTCTCCCTGACTTAGTTCTGTCTCTACGCGCTTTGGCAGCTTCGTACATCAAGGTCAATGCTTCGGCATCGGTAGTTTCAACCATGTCACCTTTGAGGTTCTTCTTCATGGGTATCTTGACACCCAGATCGTGAAGAACAGCCTTGACCTGCATAGGCGATTTCGGGTTGAACTCTCCTGCTATCCTGAACATAGTACGCTCGTAGCCCTTAGCTTCGATTGCGTACTCTCTTTGCAGCTGACGATTATAAGTCAGGTCTACAGCGAACCCGTTGAGTTCTAGGTAGACGAACCCTGTGGCAGCCTCGCATAGAAAGTCATGCAGATGTCGGAGTCCCCACCATTCACCGTCAGCGCGATCGCGTATAGGCGGAAGGCGTAGACCATCTTCTCGGTCGATATCGGCATCGAAGAACTCATCGAGTTCCCAGGTGCAAACGACATCGTAGCCGTTGTATTCGTATAGGATAGACCTTGGGATATTACCGAAGCGCTTGTTCTTCCCTTTTCCGGTGTATTGGTCGAGATCTTCGTCATAACGGGGAGCACCTAGTTTCTCGACGGCGTTGTACTTCAGTCCGTGGATACCCGAGCGTTCATCCAGCACGTAGGATTTGAGCATGGTGTCTTGTCCGATGACAAGGTCGGTGAATCCCTTAGGATACAAGCCACTGACGTCGAATTTCCCGTTCTGAAATATGAGTTCAATACCTCGCAGCCAATCGGCCATCGATTTGAGGACTGCTTCAGATCTACAGGCTCGTTCTCCGAATACAATGCCTACACCTTTCTGTACACATATGCCTATGCAGAGCAGTGCGAACCTGCTCGGGTGGTCGAACGACTTTTCCTTATCTAGGTCGGTTTCAATGTCAACTACGGCTTTATTGTACTTCCGTCGCAAAATGGCTATTGCACGGAGCGCTCCCTTTTCAGTATCAATGACGACTACCTTAGGCTTCTTCCAGGGAGGAGCAGCGACTACAAGCTTCTGGAAGTCGTTGCACATCGAAGGGAAAGCAGCAGGAGCACGTAGGCAGTTATGAGACATGTAGCCGTCTGCTATATAGGTTCGCTCAGTTGTGTTTATGACACGAACTACACCGTCTTCGATCTTCTCGACGTTTGTTACTAGTACCTTATCAGCTCTGACACCCCATCCTTCCCATATCTTGCGAGCCTTAGGTAGGAGACGAACGGGTCGAAACATTCCGACTGCTCGCAACCCCTCTCTACGTCCACGCGTGTGATAATGTCTGCATTCTCCTGACTCCTTATTGCCTGTATATTTGTGAGTTCCCGACCATCCCTTGCTGACGCGAATATCGAATTCGTATTCCTTGAACAGTCGGACTATATGGTCTGCTACGGCTCCGTTGTTCTGACCCCACTGTAGACCATCTTGAGGATGGATAGTTCCCTCACCATCAAGGAACCCTGCTATATAGCCTGCTGATGATCCTTCAGCTAGTTCCCAAGGCTTCATGAACAGTTGTAGAGTTGCTCGACCTAGTCGTTTCTTTAGACGCTCTGGAACCATCCAATGCATTGACCTGTCACTAGGATCCCAGGCGAGCCATAGATGATCCGAACTACAAGTGAGAGTATCTCCATTCTCTAGGGTAATCCTGTATCTAGAAGTCACTATATTGTAAGCTTCCGTGACTGCAGTAGGCTTCCATTCTCTCCGGGAGTATGGTTCGCGAGGCTTGTTCTCGTCGAAGCCTATTAGTTCGTCTCCTACTTGGATATCAGAGGCAGGTATCCATGAAAGGTCTGCCTTGAGAATTTTCGTAGCCGGATCGACGCATGCAGCAGGATGAAAGGTCGGAATGATCTTGACATCTGGCAGGTCGTCTGTCTCACGGAACGGTCCTACGCGTAGCTGAGTAATACCGATCTTAGTTCTCAGCAACGACTGTGCTGCAGTGTTCCCCAGGGCCACGATCTGTTCGACGCCGTGCTGCCTAAGCTCGGTTAGCAGTCTTTGTCGACAAGCAGTTACCGCTCCCGGAGGAGGCGTGAAGCTTGGGTTGTCCTTAGACGTGCAGAGACAAGCGTTCGTAATGAACATCTCATCTCGCCTCAGACGGTAGGCTTGCAGAACCTTGTCTAGGAGTTTGCCACTTGGTCCAATGAATGGTCTGCCTAGCCTAATCTCTGCTCGCCCAGGATTCTGACCCACTAGAGCGATCCTGGCTCGGTCAGGTCCAGAGCTAGGAACGAATCCGTATTCAGAGGTGTTAAGCGGACAAGTCTCGCAGGCTGCTAGAGGATGACGACGTGCTTTCGGCTGAACTAGTTCACCTGATTGTTCCACCACGTTACGTCCCCGTTCTGGTGAGGAGTGTCATCGCCATGTTCGTTGCGCAAGCAGTAAATGTCTGTGTCACGCAACCGAACGTTGCAGTTTTCACCCCACGTCAGTAGGTCCTCTACGCTTCGGTTCATCTTCTGCGTCCTGAATAGTTACTACATGAAGTGGATATCGTTCTTCGTCTAGCATACGTAGACGTTCGCCTAGAAACGTATACGCTTTCCGTATGTCTGATATAGCACCGTTGCCGCCGCTATCTCCAGGCTTACGACCTGCTCGCAGGAGATATGCAACTGCATTGCCTCGCCAGTAATCTAGACGAAAGGCCTTAATAACGTCCCATGGTTCCAGACCTGACTCAGTCTTGTAGTACTCTGGGCGCAGTTCACCCTGAGTACGTAGATCGATGCTTTCTGTCATGTGGATGTTCTCAGGATGAATTCCTGCGTGCTCGTTACAGACACCTTGAGTACAGACGTGTTCGGAAGGAAACGACTGTAGGACTTGTATAAGCTCATGGTGTTCAGGGTCGTCTGTGATACGTGCTGCAGAAGGTATACCAGCACTGCCTAGTAGACCGTAGCCTGCGTAGTACTCTATCACGAACCAGCCTGAAGGTGTTTCCCAGTTCTCGTTGCGTGGAATGATAACTATACGCTCTGTCATGATTTCCACCTCTGAATCGGAGTACGACCCCACTGGTCGAGGACGTTGATGTTGTGCAGCAGTAGGTCGTGATCGAAGTCTGCATAAGTGAGTTCGAAGTAGTTATCAGGCCGCGGTACTTCTACTCTGCCGACTTCTTCTATGCTTACTCCTCTGTGTGCATACGAGAAGGGCGCAATAGTATCCATGCTCCGAACTAGACCAGATACCGAGGCGCAGTGCTGAAGCTCTGTTGGCCATTGGTCACTAAAGCCTAGCAGGTGAATATCGTAACGAATACCGTAGCGCTTCTTGATTTCTAGAGCCAGTTCAAACCTAGCTGTAGGGTTGCCTGACCTGTAGCAGGTAGTTCGGCTGATAGAGATCGTCTTGACATGATGACTCGTGTCGCAGTGGTTCAGTTCGGATACGAACGCCAGAGACTCGTTAAGACTCTGCCCGTGAGCTACGACTGCAATGCGTGGGACCTGTCCGAAAGGCAGCTTCGGCGAGTCTCGTAGAAGTCCCAGGAACTCTTGAGTGAGTGCTAGCGTCGCGGAAGGATCACCTAGGACGTCAGGTGCTACTAGCTCTGTTGCACCGTAGCGTGCAGCGACTCGCAGAAGGTCGTTGTTGTTCAGACGTTGACCTTCCCAGGCGCCGTTGTCTAGTAGCCACTCGACATGGTGACTCTTCCATGCCTGGTTGTAGAAGTCGAGATAGTGACCGTTCGGAGGTTCTCCTCCGTTAGGATGAATGAGTTCGCCTGCCAGAGCCATCTGTATACGACGGTTTTCGCAGTACCGCTGTGCGAGAGCGCCTGGAGGGATAATTGCTACTTCTATCGGAATCATTACAGCCCCAACAGCTTGAAGAATTCCTCTTTGACGTGGCGCTTGTTATCGACGAAGACGCCTCTGACAGCGCTGGTGACCGTTTCGGTCTCGTGTGCTAGTGCGCCTCGCAGCGACATGCAGCTGTGGAACGCCTTCATGACGACAATGATACCTTGTGGATTCAGGATATCATTGAACGTATCTGCCAGGTCTGTAGTTAGTTCTTCCTGGACTGCGGGAGTCTTAGCTGCTGTCTGAACCTGACGCGCTATCTTGGATAGACCTGCAATGAGTCCATCAGGTACGTAGCCTACATGGCAGATACCTGTGAAAGGCGCTAGATGGTGTGAGCATAGACTTACGAACCGAATGTTCTTGACAACCACTAGTTCGTGAGCGTCTGTCTTGAAGGTTGTAAATTGCCAATGCTCGCTAGCATCTGTTAGCTCGCGTAGCATCTTGACGAAGCGCTTCGGAGTATCCCTGACGTCGTCGCCGTCCCAGTCGAAGTCTGGTAGAACCTTTTCTAGAAGGATTCTCATCAGGGTCTCAGGTCTAGCTGTTTGAACGTCTAGAACTTCTTGACCTGTTACGGAATCTCTGTATATCAAGCCATCAGGTTCGAAAGGCATTACTTCCCTCCACCAGGCTCTCCCACGCCGAATATAGACCGGAACGGAAGAAGCTGAGTTAGTGCGTCTATGAGGCGCTGACGATCTGGACTAGAAACCGGCTCTCCTGCGAGTGACTCTATGACATCGAGCACGGTGTCTAGCGGCGGTAGTGAGTGCGGCGAATACCAGGCGGTTGTCTTCGGTGTCTCGCTGACACGTACAGCTACGACTTCGGGGTACAAGACTACTGCTCGCTCGTAGAACATCTTCGCCATGTTCTCGGCTGTAGGCTGTTCGATCGTGTCGTTGATCTGCCTGTGGTCGAACGTGTTGTCCAGCCAGGTCTTGAAGCGTCCTAGCTCTCCGTAGTCACGTACGAAGCCTACATCGTCGAGCGCAGGACTTTCTAGATACAGTTCGACCTCGTAATTGTGCCCATGCAAGCGTCCACAAGGGTGGCCTTCTGCAAGATCATTGAGATAGTGCGCTGCTGAGAACTGAAATGTCTTACTGATGCGCCACATGCTAGTATCCGATCGGAGGAGGCGTGGGTGTACGGCCGGTAGGAGAACCTTCGATACCGAGTTGCTTCGGACCGATAGCCTTGCGCTTAAGGTCGTCAGGCTTCCAAGTCTCGAATAGATGCTTGATACAGGTAGCGTAGTCGGGTCCGTCGATAAGGACACAGGTGCGCATATGTGTCGTCAGTGTCAGATCCGTATGCGTGATACCTGCATGAATCGGGAAGATTCCGTCGAACACTTGGTGGAACCCCGCTTCGTATCGGAGTTCCGCATAACTGAGCTCCTTGCTAGCAATAATACGGACTCTTCCGTCAGGAAGCTCCATGCCGCAGATACTCCACTGTGGATGAGGAAAGCTGGAACTGAAGTCGTAATTAGGCACTCTGTCTCCCTGGTGCTGAAGATGAAGGCCTCTGGCCCTAGTCGCTCTCTTACAGGTACCAGTCTCTTACGCCGCGACTCGAACCTTCATCTTCATGGTCTAGCTAGAACGGAACGTCGGTCTCGCTCTTCGGAGACCCGAGCTGGTCTTCGGAGAACATCCCGTAGCCGCGGACCTCGATGTGGCGCTCGGGCATGTCAGGGAACTTCTCGACCTGCCGCTTGTTCTTGCCGCGCCGGATGAAGAGCTCCTGACCCTCGTAGTACTCTGGCTCGGTCGGGACTTCGAGATTGCCGTCAGAGTCGAGGTTGTCCTCGTAGGCGTTCTTGTTGCCCTTCTGGGAAGGCAGTGCCTTGAGGATGCCGACGATGGTGTACATCGCGCCTTCCCAGAGGCACGCGTTGACGAAGTCGTGCCTGTTGGCGTACTCCTGCCAGCGTCCCGGCGTGTCCTGAACGACGAACTCGAAGTTGAGCATCGGCTTGCCAGGGTTGTTATCCGATTCTGACTCCGCCAGCTCCACGGCGTGGATCACGGCGTGGTACTTGCCGATCGGCATCGGGTCGAAGCTGCGGTCGCCTGACGAAGCTTCCTGGTCGCTGAGACTTACCTTGATACCCATAGTTCCGTTTTCTCTTTCTGTACTAGTTACTTTGCCCTATCGGGCGGTCTCCTCTGCAGGCATACTGATAATTGCCTTATAGAGGTCTTCGAGTTTAGGTTCCTGAACAACCCTCTCGAAGAGTCCGGTTCTTGACTTAGCTAGGTAGCCTTCCGTAAGGCCTGTCAAGAGAATGCGACGTTCGGCTTCGACGATCTTGCTTCGGCCTTCTGTCACTGTTGTACGTTCTACTCCGAGGTAGAACACGTTACTGAACATACCGCAGACCTGGTTCTTGAGCTTGCCGGGCAGGTCTGGAACGATCCAGTTGATGGAACGGTTGTCCTTGGCTTCCGCTTCGTGACAGTTCATGATGAAGTTGACCGGTAGATCGCGGAAGTGCCGAACGAGCGTCCGCATCTGGCTAATCGATTCGCCCCACTCACGCATGCTCGGGACGTCGAAGTTAACCTCTCCGCCTCCAGGTCGACCCGAGATAAGAAGAGCTGTCATGATGTCGTTCATGGATAGCTTCTGCGCTTCGGTACCTGTGTCGACCACGAAGGTCTTGAACGGAATAGGCGTACCGGCGGCAGACAGCTTAGCTGCTGCCTTGTAGATCTGGTCGAACTGTGAGAACTTCCTGATGAAGGCTACCTGCGCGTCTGGAGCTTCCTTACGCAGCGTGTCTGCCTCCGCCTGATCCGGTGTCATGAAGAGCACAGGTGACATGCCTGGGATCTTCTGAGCCTGGGCTACCAGAGTTGTCTTGCCGACGCCTGGCTTACCGTAGACCAGAGCCTTCATGTACTGTGGCTTGTCTCGGATAGGCGCTATGGGAACGCCTCCGAAGTCTGTCATAGTAGGGACTAGTGCGGTGCTAACGTCGCTCATGACTGCCGCCGTCTCTGTATATAGTACGGTTCTGACTTGACGAAGCCTGCCTCAAGGTCTCCTGTCGGGTCTAGACCGCCAGAAGCTGTAAGACAGGGTAGCTGGAATGAACATGACTGACAGTTCGGTTGATTCGCGTTCTTGTAGATAGCTGGCTCGCCGATCACCTCCTTAGCTTGTAGCAGTATATTACGGCCAGCTTCTTCCAGGTGTTCGTTAGTCTTGAGGATCACGAACTGCCTGGAATATTCTGGACCGTGAGCCTTGAGCCACTCTAGGTAGTCGTTGTACAAGCCGTGACGATAAGCTCTGTTGTCCTTGCGTTCGAAGACTTGTCGTGCTGTGTGGTAGTCCGTGAGCTGCTGCTTATTGACGCTGTACCAGCGTCCCTGTCCAGGAGTCTGCAGTCTCTTAGGAGGCTTCGGGTAAGCCTTTCGGAACTGATTGAGGATAATGCCGGTAGCCGGGTAACCGTTCTGACGAACGCACCACAGGTACGAAGGAAGCTGGTCTTCGAGCTCTGGGATTACTGAGTCTTCTTTGTACAAGCTGGCGGCTGACTTGTGGTCGGTTACGAAGACGAATCCTTCACGGTCTTCGAAGACTGCATCGATGCGACAGCTGAATACAACTGGAAGACCTGTAAACTGTCCTGTAATGTCGTATGAATCCGGAAACTCGTTATGCTTTCGGTACTGTGCGATGCATTCCTTGCAGACACAGTGAAGCTGGTTGCCTGCGTCGTCAACAACAGGACACTCGAATTCACGCTCTACGAATAGCGGCTTATAGGCCGAACGGTCGAGACTACGACACAGCTTGACCAACATGCTCCGTAGGATACTGAGACGCTCGCCATAGTCGAGAGCTTCCTCTTCGTCCAACTGGTACTTGCCTGCACGATGGAGATAATCCGTACGTTGCCGATCAGCTTCGGCGATAAGAGCTTCCTGAGCAAACCTGTGCAAGTCCGCTAGAGGAACGCGCCAAGTCTCAGGGTTGTACAAGACTTCTAGAGCCTTATGCCAGACAGTACCATCTTCGAGAGGCGCCGGACGCTTGATCGGCTCCCAGTTGTCACGATAGCGCCAGTCCCACATACGTCTGCATGTACGGTAACCACGAAGCTGAGACGAATGGATCTCGTGGACGAGTTCACTCATTGCTTGGGGTCTCCATCATGAATCCTGCTAGGCCCTGGCAGCGGCTCGACATAACAGTCACCAGGGTGCGGACCAGTGCTATAGATGCAGCCAGGCTTATGATACTGAAGACTCGGAGGAGGACTTCCAGGACTTGTGGAAGCTGCGATCCTCTTAAGGTCGGCTAGAGAGCATATCTGGACAGGACGTCCTACCTTGTAGCCAATAGCCTTTGCTAGTTGGGCGGCCTCTTCTATCTGCTGCTGATCGTACAGAGGCGCTACGTAACCAGTTTCTCCGAAACCGTGAATCGGTAGCCCGAACTTAGGCATAGTCCCCGGGTATTCAGTGTCCCCCAGGTTCTGAGGCATACCATGCTCTGCGCAGTTGATGATAGACGTCGTTGGCGGGAAACAGTCTATCGCACAAGAGCAGGACCCTGGCAGCTGTTCGTCCATTGAGATTGCCGCCGTTACTTAGCCGCGACCGCTGTCTTCCAGAATTCGGTGTCCATGTACACCGTAGGGTCGAACACGTCTGCCTCGTGAAAGGCTTCGAGACGTTCTACGCAGGTCCCGCATCGTCCGCAGTGGGAAGTTCCGCCCTTATAGCACGACCACGTGAGATCGACAGGAACACGAAGTTCGCCTGCTCGCCTGGCGATATCGGCCTTAGTCCTGTAGATGTAAGGGGTCCTGATTTCGAACCCAGGGTCAATGAACCCTTCGTTACCGATCTTGATAGCCGTCTCTAGGCTCCTGATAAACTCAGGCCTACAGTCGGGGTAGATCGCGTGGTCACCTGCATGGACTGCCGTAGCGACAAACTGGGCCTTGGTAGAGATTGCTACTCCCGACGCCATAGCTATCATGACCATATTACGGTTCGGGACAACAGTCGCTTTCATGCTTTCGGCGTCGTAGCTGCCTTCCGGGACCTCAGCGTTAGGGTCTACCAGAGAGCTCGCGCTGGACACGATCGAGCGTCCATAGGACGGAATGTCTATGATCAGGTGATGGAGACGAAGAGCTGAAGTGATAGCTCTTGCCTGAATCAGTTCCCTGATGTGACGCTGCCCGTAGTTGAAGGACACTACGTCTACGTCTGTTCCGCTATTCACAAGATCGTACAGCATCGTGGTGCTGTCAAGCCCGCCGGACACGATTGCTATACCGCCCATAATGTTTGCTCCTGGATTCTCGCTTTTCGTATAATATAATTATACTACAAGAATCGAGGGAACAACAATGGAGCCTTAAAGGAAATTATTCTGAAATTTCCCTTAATACACTAGTCAACTAATGACCACAAGCGTTGTACTCGCAGTTGGTTGCAACAGCATGCACTATAGCAAAGACAACTAGTCCTGTCAGGACTAGTATACATATCAAGTAGACGAGAAGCTCCCGGTCCCTAGTCTTCATGCCTAGCAGGTCCTCCTGTTCGAGTATCGTTACGAGACAAGGTGATCTTCTTGGGTACAGACTTCATAGTGAGCCATCGAAGCGGCTCTTCGATATCATCCAGAACTGGGAAGGTGACTGTTACTGTGTCACCTGTCAGGTTCGTGTCTTCGTTGAGCCAATCTTCATCCATGCCGTTCCAGTACTCACGTATGTACTGGTAGAACTCTTCCGCTTCAGCTAGGCCTCCTTCGTAGTCATCTTCGGCTATCATTTCCTGGATAGAGTCGAACTCTACAACTAGCGTCCAACGGCTCATTTCCATGATACTCTCCTTATCAGGCCCGCCGGCGTGTTCCGGCGGGCCTCGTTGCTGATTAAGATAAACGTCGACCTGATGGGACTTGCTGACCGATGCCTTCGAGACCTTCTCGCAGCTCCTGAATACTGAAGCTAGGCAGCTTGATCTCGCCTTCGGGTTGAAGATTGTGCCTAGTAGCTGGTTTAGTCTCTGGAGCAGACTTTGACTTGATAGTCAAGGTCTGGCTCGTGTAGTCGTAGATGACGATGATTGTGTCGAACTCCATTGTCTTAACGGACATCGTCATGCTGCACCTCCGAGTGATACCTTCGCCAGTGCTGCCGGTAAGCCTTGCATGTTCGGAATCTCGTGCCGGTTGCCCATCCAGCGTGGACGATGCCGCAGGCTAGAAACGAAATTGAGCCCCAGTCGCTTTTTCTCCTCTCACCCCAAGGGCAGTAGAAGAACGTGCCACCTCGGATCGGAGCTGGAGGCTCTGGAGAAGACGGAACTAGCCTGTTATGATGAACAGCCATGTTAAGGCTGACCGTTCTGGGTAGCCTGCTTACCTTCTTGCGTCTGACAGAAGGCATCCCATTCAGGGATGCGCGTGATCGCGCCTGCGGCTTCGCGCGTCGTCGTGGCGAAGCCTACACCGTTGATACAGATCTCGACGATGTTCGGATGGCCGTCGACGTTGAGGTAGAGCCCAACGTAGTTCGGATATGACGGTGATACGTTCTGCAGGTCATCGGCGACAGGGTTTCCGCTGGCGCAGCCGGCGATGATTGCTGCCGCTGCGATGCCAGTACTGGCGACGCCAGCCCAGGTCAGGTCGCGCTTGTTGAGTTTCATGTTCTATTTCTCCTGATCGGTTATTTGAGTACAGGCTTCCTGAGCACGATCGCCATCTTGTCTTCGGCGATGACTTGCCACCCGAGCTCTTTCGGATCGGTAGCGTAGTTACCGAGAATGATGTATGCGCCTGGGTGCATACGGTTGAGAACTGTCTCTTCCAGACGTCTTGTCATCTCGAGATGAACGAACGGACGATTGAGCCATATCACGTCGGCGAGACTATAGGGGGTGGTTACTGTGCGAGCGTCCGCTATGAACGCACCACCCTGACAGCCTTTAGACTGCAGTAGCTCGTTCGCGTCTCGCACATAGTCGGGGTTGTAGTCGAAACCTCCTGCATCGAGACCGAATACCTTCTCGGCTACGACTAGCTTCGTACCTGGTCCACAGCCGACTTCGAGGAACTTAGGGGCTGACTCGTCTACTCCAGGATTCCATATCCAGCCCATGTCTTCGATAACAGCGGTAAGAAGCTTGCCGAAGATGCTGATCGGGTAGGGCTTGAACATCCACGACGGGCCGTCGATGGTGTTGTCGGTCGTGATGGCTTCCATTGCCAGCATCTCGTTGATCAGATTGCGGGGCTCGGCGCTCTTGCACCAGCTGAGGTCGAAGCCTGCTGCGTCTACGATGCCTTCAGAACTGCCTATGTCTGCTTGGAGTCCTGGACCTAGCTCCTCGAACAGAACTTCGAACAAGGCGTTCGGGATAAATGCCCAGCATTCTCCGATCGAGATCTTGGTGAAGCCTTCCTCTTCTCCAGTGCCTGGTTCCGTCTCGACGAGAACTGTCCTAGTTCGGTATAGCATTGCTACTCCTGTTCTATGATGCGGCAGACGCTATATCCCTGCCGTCTGAAGATTTCGTTTTGCACTGCTTTGTATAGAGGACGTTCTTCCATCCAGAGAAGCGCATGTTTGTCAGCTACGTGACTGATCTCTGACTCCATAGCATCCTGCGCCATCTCGCCTCCGAGCGTAGAGGCAAAGGTGAACATAGACTGAAGAACGGCTGATTGATACCTGAAGGCATGCTTGAGCAGAAACGCTTTCAGGTTGACTAGATGATCGTCTTTCATGTCGACGATACGAAGGATCTCTCGATCACCAGATTGCCATACTTCGTCTTGTTCAAGCAGCTCGTCTACATGGTAGTGTCGTTCTGGCATTTCCGTAGGCTCTCTAGTCATTGCTTCGACAAAGTCCCTCATGGTACGATCGAAGATCTGACTTGGTGTCAAGCCTTCTTCGTATATCAGTGGGGCTCCCTAAGGCGCTTTGGAGCATGTTCGGCTGTCTCTTCAGGGTCTTCCATGAACTGCGAGTGAGCAGACATTAGAGCCTTCTCTAGTCGATCGCCTGCCTCACGCATGTCTTCGACGAACTTGTCGCGTATAGCCGCTACCTGTTCTGCGAACTCCTCGTGAGCCTGACGTAGCGCTCTACGGTACTGTGGCAAGTTCACTTTGTGAACCACCCCTTCTGGACGCCGAGGTTCATCATCATGGCAGGCGTAACGAAGTGCTCGCTACCGACTGTACCAGAGAACATCGCTGCTCCGGCTACGACATCGCAGTGTTCGACGAGGCCACTGCAGTCCCACCATCTGTCGCTGTTGAACAACGGTTCGATGTCCTTGGTGATTGAGGCCTTGAACAGAGCTGCGACAAGAGCTGGGTAGATAGCGATGTCGTAGCCCGCGCCTATGAGAAGGTGAGCAGCTGTGACAGCTCTCATTCGTTGTTCACTCGTCAGAGGCTGCCCGTTAGCCCAGACGACGTCTTCGCGAGGAGCTGCGTCCATCTTGACCTTTGGCCAGCGAGCCTCGACTGCTAGTCCGTCTCCTACGTACAAGACAGCATGACCTGCCCAGCTCTGCGTGGCCGTACGGATGACGCTAGCGAAAGGTCCGGTACCGTGCGCTACTCCCCAGGTTCCAGCCAGTGGTGGGTAAGGGACATTGTTGAACTGGAACCCTTCAGGCGGTCCCTGGTAGCTGTGAGTCACTGCTAGGTATCCTTTCTCGATTGATAATGTCCTTGTCGGTGCGGTGCTGACAAGTACAGTTCGATTCTTGGCACATCCGGTGTAGTTCTATAGCCTCTGACTCTGGATCAGGATGCTCTTCGCTCGGAGTCAGCTTGAGTACTTCGCCAGCCTGCCTGCAAGGGTGACACATCATGATTACTTCTCTCCTATACGAACAGCCTGAGTCGTATATTATCGCCTAGGTCGATATCGTGCATTGAATCCGCACGCGCGGTAGTGTCATTCATAAGTCTGTCAGCTATTTCGTTAGCTTCCTGAACCTTGAACCCTGCACGAATAAGACGTGACATTAGCTTAGCCTTCTCGAAGGTCCGAGTTGGCCACTCCAGAGGCGTTCCAGATCCTGCTTGCTCTCGACGTTCGAATGGTTCTAGCCATCCCATTCGATACCAGTTATCCATCTGGCGTTTCGTAATGCGCGCACGAGTGCATAGTTCTTTGGAAGAGTAAGACATCAGTGTGCTCTCTGGTCGCCCCAAGCCAGGATGTGTAGACGTGACGAGACGTTGTAGCCTGCTCGAATTCCACGGTCTGCTACGAACGTCATCTTTTCCTGGATAGCTTTGGGCGTCGTGCCTTCCGGCATTACCCATATGCGCCACGGCGGGATACTACATAGGGCTGCTATCTGGCTGATCTCGGAGAAGTCGTTCGGTTCCGTAATCACGAACTTGAAGAACGCCTTATTCGTGTCCGCGAAGAACCTCAGGACGTCTAGGTCTCGTCTTACCTTGAGACTGTTACCACTAGTGACCAGCTTAGGCGAAACGACATATCCACCTACAGCTTCGTGCAAGAACGGGCTAGGTCTACGAACGCCTGCAGTCTCGATATGCGTCTCGATACCTGCCTCTAGCAGCGTATTTACCAGGAGCCCTACAGGGTCGCCGTAAGACTCTTCCAGCTTGATTCCAGGATCCTGTAGCGGGACAGGGACCTGAGCTAGCGGTTCACCACCTGATAGGACTACGAGGTTAGCACCTGATGCACAGAAGATAGCCTGGCTGACAACGTCGCCTACGGTCATCTCGCGAACTTCCTCGGTATAGTCGTACACCTTGTGACTCTGATGGTGCGCGGCAATAGGGTTCGAGAAGGCCCACGTGTAAGGAGTGTCGCACCACTTGCAGCGCAACGGGCAGATTGCTAGCCGAACGAAAGCACAGCGTCGGCCCATTGCAGGACCTTCACCCTGTATCGTTGGACCGAAGATTTCGTTAACCAGTAGCGTCTTGCTTGGCATTCAGGATCTCCCTGACTTGGTCTTCTGGAAGTTGGAATAGCTTGGCTAGTTCTGGTATGGTCCAGAAGTTCGAGTTGGACCTGTGCAAGGTAACTATCTCCTTGCACCATTCAGGATTGATAACCGGTTCGACACTTTCACGCCCTGCTGTGAAGGCCTCTAGAAGAAGATCGTAAAACTGGTAACCTCGTATGAGGACTTCTCTAGGATGTCTATTGGAGGTTCCTGTCTTCTTTTCCCAGAACGCCTGAAAGTCTTCTTCAGCCGACATCTTCGCCTCCGAGACCCCAGCCTGCTCGGACTATCTCAGACTCGGGAATAGGTTCGATCTTCTGACGCTTCTTCAGGTCTGCTAGAGGTTCCATCCTGGGCGCCTTACTAAGGCCTCTACGTCTAAGACGATCGATGTACTTCGAAATGCCACGGTTCGGATGTTTACAGTTATACTTACGACTCACAGCCGCTCCCGAACACCACTATTCTTTCCTTACTTAATTATATCACGAGACCTAACAGAAATGCTAGAGGCTCCAGCAAGATCTTTTTGAGGTATCGTTACTATCCTTGCTCACGCTGCTGTTGATGACGCTTGAGAGCCTCCGTGAACGGGTTAGGTGGTACTGCACCACCGTTAGAAGGTGCCTGCTTCTGCGTCGCCTTCAGACGCATCGCGTCGCAGGCTGTCTTGACGTGTGCCCGAATAGTCTTGTCGGAGGGATAGAAGTCTCCTGCAGGTCCTTCAAGAGTCACCTGACCGATGATCTGAACGTGTACGTCTGCAGGACTGTTATCCAGGAGCGCCGCGCCTCCAGGTAGCGTAGGCCTAGCGACGATGATTATGGCGTAGGCTGCAGTAGGATTCCCGTTGACGTCCCAGTTGCCGAAGACTACGTCGAACCCCAGGACATTGAGACCTGTACTACTCAGAGGAAGGGCTTCCTCGACGACGGTGTAGATACGGTCCTGTAGGTCTTCCATGCTATCTCTCATCTCCTAGGATCTGGCGAAGGTCTCGCCACTTACGGATATTTGTCGCTCGAACCTTTGCATCTACAGTTTTCGGAGCGTAGAAGTCAACGATTTGGACCGAACTCTTCTGACCTTCACGATGCAGACGATCTTCAGCTTGCTTATTCCTGAACGGTCCCCAGGCCCTATCAAAAAACACCATTGTGCTAGACGCTCGTTGCAGACCGTCAACGCCTTCTCCTCCAGCCTTGATCGTGCCAAGAAAGAAGTCTAGCTTGCCTGCGCTGAAGTTGTCTATGATTTGCTGACGAACTTTATCAGGAGTTCCGCCTGTGTAAACGCCTACGCGAGCTCCGGCTGCATCAAGTCTTGCTGCAGTCAGGTCTATCATGCCTCTGCTTTGACTGAACACGACGACAGGACTGTTAACGTCAGAAGCCCAGTCTACAAAGGCATCTAGTTTGGCTGAAGGTTCACGTAGTGCAACCTTCTTGATCGGCTTGCCGAAGCGGTCAGCCTTGCCAGTATCCCTGAACATCAAGGACGCTAGGGCAGCTTGCTGCAGACGCACGAGCTGTGCGAAGACGAACATACGGTTGATTCGTAGCTCTTCGTCTTCGTGTTCGCCGATCCAAGCTATGAACTCACGCTTCAGCTGGTCGTACACCTTTTGCTGTCCGGCGTACAAGGTAACGTGAACGGGACTGAAAACCTTCTCAGGCAGATCGAGAACGTCTTCTTTCAGCCGACGCATATAGAACGGCGCGATAAGCGCGTGAAACTCGTCGAGACGATCCTGACGCATACCTGTGACACGCTTATGCATCTGATGGAGTTCGTTACCATCGTCGTCGATACCGAGAAAACGGCCTTCGAACTCTTCAGTCTCGCACCAGTCCTTGACGAATAGTTTGGTAGGGTCCTTCGTCGAGACGTTCGGAAACAGATCAGGACGAGCCCAGTGTAGAGGGCTCCAGAAGTCCTGAGGGCGATCGTCTGCAATCGAACCAGACATGCCTGTCTTAAACTGAGCCTTGAGACGCTTAAAAGCTTTCGTCTGCAATGCTTTAGGAGACTTGATTCGATGAATCTCGTCTGCAATGATATGGAACCAATGGATGCGCTGCAACGGCTGCATGTCTGCAATGCGCAGAGCTTCGTAGTGCACAATATAATACTTGGCCTGGCCGAGCTGGACAGCTCGTAGAAAGGTAGTCCTCTTCTTACGGTCAATAACAACAACATCAGCAGGCTTTAGACCAAGTAGCTCTATGAGCTTACGTTTCCAGGTTTCATGAACGCTCCAAGGCGCAACAATGAGGGTGCGCATCTTGGTGCCTGTGTGTGTGCGTCGTAGACGGTCTTCGATGGCTATAGCCTCATATGTCTTGCCGGTTCCCATTTCGTCCCCAATGAGACGGGCTGGAATATCAGGACTTCCCAACTTGTCGACGAGCTCTTGTTGGAACCTGTATAGTTGCTGGTATAGTGTCGTAGTCACAACAATACTCCGTACAGACTTACACAGTTACAATTCTGAGGAGCGTTACAGGGCGTGCACTCGTAGGCTTGGCTCTGCTGACGATCTTTAGTCCAGTTACCGCCTTCGGAGACTGTGCCTGGAATTAGTTCCGCCCCACAAGTTCGACAGTTCATATGCTATCGACTACCTCTTCCTTCGCCGGAATGCTTTAGCATGTAACCTAGGAAGACGACGAACACCAGGAGAACTAGAACACAGGCTCCGCAGAGACCTACGAAGACCCAGAAGTACCAGGGCATACTATTGTCTCCTATAGGTCGCTGATCACGTCTTCCATCGGTGGACGTATAGACGGATCAGGGTCTAGCGTACGATAAGGTTTGGCCTGAAGCTCTCGGAAGATTTCGTACACGAATCTTCCAGGCTTAGGTAGGACAGATGTCTCAGCATTCAGAGCTAGCCAGTCCTTGATTGCCTGTTCGCATACGTGTCTCACATCTGTTACAGGAGTCCCGCAGTGTGCGCATGTAGCAGGGTGAATTGTTTGCCACTTCACAGGTCATCGTCCAATTCCGGATGGTCGCAAAGAGCCTCGACCAGATCGTGTAGCCAGTTACGCATTGCTAACACCTCCCGACTATTTCGTATTTAGTATTTGGATTACTGGCCTATAGTGAAAAAAGGAACTGGCTATTACTGAATTATTTATACGGCTTCTTCTGGGACTTCTTCCAGGCGTGCCTCGAGAATCTCGACACGAGCTTCCAAATCCGAAATGCGCTCCTGTTGTGCCATCCATCGCTGCCCACCCTGAGCAAAGGCCGCACGCGTCGGAGGCTTAATGACTAGCCACTCGCTAGGAATACCACGGCCTCCGCGGACCTTTTGCTGAACGCAACCCATGGATCGAAGTCTACGCATGACCGGAGTGTAAATGCTGATCGAGTAGCCGCACTGCTCAAGAAGGTAGGTCGTGTAACCTCGATAGACAGCGACTCCGTCGGCGTTACGGGTCTGTGCGGCTTCGTTCATGGCGTCGTAGACCTTGCAGCACTGCTCGTACAGACGAGCGTCAACAGCTGTAGGCATTACCGCTCCTCTCTTACGTCACACTGGTCAGGTACTCTATGCTGTAGATTAAGCCTACACATCCAGCAGCCTTCAGTCGGCCTGGGAGCACCTCCCGCTGCACCGCCACGCATGGGCAGGATCAGCAGAGCAGGCCCGGCTTGCCTTGTCGCGATCGACCGCCCATAGGAGGTGCTCCCAGGGTTATGGCCGGGCCGCCAGCTGTTCAGACTACGCATCTGACAGCCCGGTGATTGAGTGGCTGGCTCGATATTAGCGCACGGGCCAATAAGGCAAACGTGCTCTCGGCTTCGGACCTTACTCAAGAGTCCTCGAGGTTGAGTGTTCCTGCCAGCTACGATTGTGGGTCCCGGTGAGTGGGGTGAACCCTTCGCGTCTGCCACTGGAGGGTGAAGCAAGACGCACGCCGCCGGGCCGGCGTAATGCCTAGGTGGAGTCTGACCGAAGCATCCTCGTGTGTGTACTCCCTTTGCGGATGGTCGACCTAGGCAGGCTCCGTCGAACGGGAGAACGACGGAGCCTCGAGCCGGGACCTGGATTCGAACCAGTGCAACACGTTCCGAGCGCGTACTCGGTGCTGACACCCACATGTGTCGTCCCGACGCGACGAAGGGGACACCAGAGGTGTGGTTCAACTCGGCAGGACGTGTGACTGGTGCGCCTGCTGGTCTGCGCTTCACCTGCGTTGTCCCCTTCGCCTTTTCGTCCTGCTTCCGCTTCTTTCCACACCATGGTCGAGCTATCGAAACCTTGGTGTCCTAGACGCGCCTAGCTGGACGTTTGAGTCCTGCTCGGGCGTGTGGTCGTCGCCTAGGAGCTCCTAGACGGATCGTTGCCACTTCCCGAGCAGGACGTTCGGGCCCTGACCTAGATACCTACCACTGGGACGAACCCTATTAGGGACTCTAGATCAGGGTGTCTGGGTCCTGTTCGGTGCCCGCTGTAAACCCCAGGTCCGAACAGGACGTTTGGATCCTGTCTGAGCGGAGCCTCGCCATTCCTAGGAACACTCAGACAGGACGTTTGCTACTCGGCCTCGTCAAAATCCTCGTCCGCCGCAAGGTCTTCGGCCGCGGCGGCGTCCTCGAGATCCGAGTCCTCGGAGGCGTCCGCAGACTCACCTTCGGTCTTCGGCTTGGGCTGGCCAGGCTGACGCTTCGGACGGTCCTTCCACCACTTGAGAGCGTCTTCCTCGATGAGGCCGGGCCGCGTGAGCGTCTCGTTGGTGACGGGGTGCGTCTGGATCTCGTCGTACACGTTGCCGGCCTTGTCGAAGTGCTTGACAGGCATGCCGTTGGACGAGGCCTTGCGTACCAGCCCGTAAACCTGCACAGGGCTCATGCTCTCGTTGGCCAGGCCGAGCTCCACCAGCTTGTGACGGAAGGCTACAGGGGAGATATAGCCGTCGGGAAGATCAGGCTTGCGCTTCTCCGGCTTGTCCTTCTTGGTCTTCGACTTGGTTGCCGCGGCCAGCTGCTCCTCGAGCTCGACGACGCGAGCCTTCAGCTCGTCGTAGGTCGGCTCAGGCTTTTCGTCGACAGCGACGGTTTCGTCGAAGTCAGTTTCGGTCATCTCGTTTGTCCCTTCTTGCTCGTCCGCCGACACAGGCTGTTGAGCGGCTCTACGCCTGCTTGCCATGATCAGCTCCTGTTGTCCCTAGTCTGCTTCACATTTCTGCGTATGTTAATATTATAGCTGCAGCCTCAAGAGGCTTGCAAGAGGCTACTGAGGGGAAAAATTCTTGAATTTTCGCAGACTGTGTTTGTGACTAGAGTACCGCGACGAACACCCCGACGAACAAGGCTACGATTATGATGAAGAGCAGTATTACCCTGACAGAGTCTTCGACGGATAGATACGATGGTGGCTGCCTCTTAACTGGAACTTGCATAGGCTCCTTGACAGCTACTGTAGTGACAGGTTCCGCATACAGGTCAGTCATTCGGTCCTTGGCGTAAGAATGCCCTGTCCTGATAAACTCACTGCGCCACCAGTCGTAGGTCTGCGCTATCCTGACCTTGTACAAGTCCTCGTAGATAACGTCCGTAATACTCCATGTAGTACAATTACTGCACACCTTCAGAGGACCGTTTTCAGGTCGTACTACGCGGCAGGTGTAGTCCGAACTTAGGCCGTGTCGATAGTTCTGGCAAGTGCCTCGGAACTTATCCTGGTCTACTTCGATGGTCATGACTCATCATCAGTCTCTTCCCGCTCGAACTTGAGCAGGACGTAGGTGTTACCTGGCTGAAGGTTTTGAGGTTCGTCGTTCACTTTGACCTCTAGCGGAGTCTTTGCACTCTTCGGAACGGCTATGGTAGAAACTGTCACATGGAGTCCTCGAACACGTGCAGTACGTCGTGCTAGAAGGGCGAAGCTTTCAGCCATGCACCGGAAGTCTTTCCCTTCAACCAGAAGACGCTCTGTGCCGTCAGTCCACTCTTTCCAAGGATAGGCTGGTGGACGCCCTAGACGTACAGTACGGTCCTTATTCGGGTAGTAGTTAGTCATTATTTGTTCCTCCCTTTGTAGAATGCCCTCAAAGCCCTGTTCAGCACCCAGAACTGAACAGGACATTCAAGGCAACTGCCATAGTTACCTCAAGGCCCTGCCCGAGCCGCCTCGTAAGGCGTTCCCGCGCCGTACGGCTCGGACAGGACGTTCAGGTAACTATCGTCCGCTAATGAAGTAGACGTAGCCCCAGTGTGCACCCGGCCACGGCGTGGTCGAGCCTGGTCCGGTCACCGGCTGGTAGAACACGGTGTAACCGTGACCCGCCAGCAGGCCTCCGTAGACCGCTTCGTTCAGTCCGAGCTGGCCGTGAACCCAACCCTGGTGACCGTTGATCGCGCCGGGGCCCACGATGGTGAAGTGGTCCCAGGACGGCGACCCGTCCTGCTCGTAGAACACGTTCTCACGGGAACTGTTGATTCCCGCAACCGCATACCCATGCGACAGCCTCGGCGTATCGTTACCGACGATCGCACCCTTGATAGTCAGGTCCACGACCGCGACGGCTGTTGCCCCGCCACTGTCTGTAGCCCTCACAGGCACCTCATTGTAGGCGCCGGGGATCGAGCTCGTCGCCGTCAGGATACCGTTCGATGCCATCGCCGTGCCGTTGGGCAGGTTCCCTGCCGACCAGGTTACGGCCGGAGCGGGCGTCGGTACCAGTGAGAAGTCGACCTGGCCGTTGGCGTTGTTGTTCAGGCCGAAGATGTTGTTCAGCAGGTTGTGTGACACCTGTGTCAGGCTGGAGTGTGTGGCGTCGACGAACCCGATAGTGACGGTATCCAGCCCCGTCGCGCCGAGGACGTCAGTCGCCGAAACCGCGATAGCACCAGCCCCGATGGTCTGCGTCGCTCCACTGATCGGCGTCAGGGTCAGGAGACCTGCGCTGTTGATCTGGAGTGCGTAGCCATCCAGCGTCGCCGGACTGACCTGCCAGGTATCCGCCCCGAGGAAGGGCGGCGTCCCGATCGCCTGAAACTGGATGCTCGCAGGCAGGACGGTCACTGGCGTCGTCAGAGGCGTCGGCGTACTCACGTGAGGTCCGTGATCGGTCAAGGTGAAAGGACTCACCGTGGCCGACGTATCGCCGTAGATAGGCGCTGCAGTTGCTCGGTTGGAACCGATGACGGCAGCGACGATAGCGATGACGACCGCGATGATCGCACCTACTACCAGCTTCCTCTTCTTCCCAATCATGGATCGGGTTCCTTTCAGTTGTTACTACAGGCGCTAGTTGCGCCCCAAACCGGGACGCCTGTCTCCAGGCGCCCCGGAGTCTTGAGGACTGCTAAGGGTTAGAGACCCTGCAGCGTCCAGGTGTCGGTCTGAGCCTTGCGGAGTTCCTGGAGTTCCCAGTCACTCTGGGCGGGATCTGGGCCCTGCGAGTTGCTCGCGCCTCGGACCATTATGTACCTTCCCTGTTCCTGTTGATGCTGCGTGGCCAGTCGGGTAGCGCTGGCATGGTTTGGGTGTCCGCGAACCCTTGTTCGTGTGGCACCCTCACAGGCCACGGTGCCTGTGAGCCTAGCTGCATCCCCGCGTATACTTCCAGCGGTGGGATGATTTGTTGCTCCGGTTACTAGTTGGATTTCTGAGACTACTAGCCTTTGACTATTAGGATATCTAGGAGCCTCACCTCCTTCCGTTCTGTGGTTGGATATCTTTAATTATAGGCATCGAGCGAGTTTCGCCTCTGCCTCGACGGCTCTAGTAACGTTCCTTCACGATGACTTCGAAGTAGCGAGGCCCTCTACCTGATACACCGTTGATTCGCACTACTCCTACAAGATCGGAGATGCGCTGATACTCTATTGCGACGACATCTGTGAACTGATCGCTGAGCCTAGGAAACCCGTCAGGAACGGCCGTATCTTTGTCTTCGACAGCCTTCTTGACGAGCTCCTGAATGTCGGCTGCGAAAGCTGCCTTAATCGAGTCCACTAGTTCGCCTGCTTGTATTCGGGCGCCTTGAACTCGACCGTAGTAGCGCCGGTAGCTGCGTCGGCTAGTTCCTTCTCGGCTTCGACTTCGTCCTTCCGCCTCTTGGTCTTGACGATGTCGTCGCCCTTGGCACCGCAGTTGCTGCAGTGGTAGAGGAAGACCATGAGCTCGACCGCGGTGTTGCCGGTGAGACGCGAGACGCTCCAGGTCTTCATCTTGTCTGCCGTTGAGAGCAGTGCCTGCTCGTCCTCGTACATCTTGAACAGCTTGATGTACATGGAGATCGTTCTGGCCTTGCGGTCGAATTCTGCGCCGAGCTCGTCGAGCGTAAAGCCCTGCCTGTTCAGAACCATCATGATCTCGCCGAACCTGTAGGCCGCTATGAGGCCTCGGTTGTTGTTCGAGCGCAGCTGGTTAAAGCACTTGTGCGCTCCTCGGAATTCGATCCTGATAACTTTTGATGCCATAGCCGGGTTCTTTCTGTGTGTTCGTACTAGTTCTTAATGTCCTCTAGGATCTGACGTGCACGACCTAGAACTACCGCTACATCTGGTGGATAAGACCCGATAGGGAGTCCGTGGCGTTCGAGACCTATGATCATGGACCACAGCATCCGCAGGACTGGCTGCTCGATGTCACTGATCGGAAGATCATGGTCTTCTAGTTCGCCTTTGCCTAGCTTGATGGCTCGAGCCCATGCTTCTCGCATGTCGACATGGTCGAACAGGAACGAGGGGTTCTCTGCACGTAGCTTACACTCGGTACAGCCATCATGAAACAGCTGCTTCCGGTTGTAGTTCGGCTGCCCTTGGTGATAGTCATGCCCCATTGCTTCTGAACCCCCTCACGACCCACTCTGCCTGGACGTCCTCAAGTAGGCGCCCTTCGAAGCGAGACCCCGGGCCGGAACCTTCTCGCACGTAGTTACGTGCTATCGCAGCCAGACCTTCCGATATGCTAATGACCAGAGGGTCGTCCGGTCTCGGAGCGTTCGGACTGCTTACTGCTTCGTAACTCATGATACGACTTCGATCTCAGCCCAAGCTGACCAGCCGTATTTGTTAAACTGCTTGAAGTAACGCTCAAGGTCGACCACAGTGACCTTCCTTGGTGCTACGTAGGAATTCGAGGCGTGGATGAAGTTGTCCGAGTAGAACACTCGAATCTGGATCATTCGGCTTCGTCCTCCTCGTCAGGATCTTCGTCTACGACGACCTGCGGTTCTTCCTTGGCCGCGCGAGCTTGCGCCCACATATGGAAGTCACTGGTGTTGTAGCCTCTACGGTTTTCACCGTCGAGCCACTTCTGCTGAGTCTCGATTCCGTACGGCTTGAGAATGTTGGCGATCTGACGCGCCGCGATAATCGGGTTGTCCAGCCAAGTCGCCCACGAGATCTTGTTGTCGTGGTCTCGCTGGATCTTGAGTAGGGCGATCAAGTCGCCTGTCGGTAGGAAGATCCCTTGTCCTGTGACAGACGTGACGATCCTGATGAGCTCTTCCGCAGGGCTGACCTTGGCAGTCCGTGAAATGCCGAGGACTACCTCTCTGCAAGCCTGACGGATTCGAGCACTCCAGTCTGGTCCTGCTAGGTCGCCTATTCCGATCATGACCTTCATGATCTGACGTCTGCGTGACCTAAGACCTTCGGGCATATCTGGTTGGAGGTCGAGCTCTGGTCCCCGTTCTGCCAGCCAGGACTGAAGGATCTCCGCGACCCTCGCTGCCTCGCCTCGGAACAGATCTGGCTCGTACTCCTGCAGGTCGACAGTGTCTGGCACCGGCCTCATGTTGATCGGAATGCTCCGACTCGCGAGCGTGTCTGGCAGCTTGCCGATACCTGCGAACGCAGCACACACGAAGACAGGGTACTTATACGCGCTGCCGCTCCGACTCCTCAGGACGAAGCCGTCCTGCGTGTACCCGTTGTTGAGGATCGACAGTTGCTCACGGTATCTGCTACCTTGCCCAGTTGGGCCCCACATGTTGTCCGTCTCGTCGAAAGCGATCGTGGGGTGCTCCTGATCGATGATCGCGTACAGCGCTGCCGCTGACGCGTTCATAGTTACGATCGCATTCTTGCCGAGGGCTGCGATCATGTTGAGGACAGTTGTCTTGCCTGCCTCTTTCATAGGCGCCATGACTGCCAGACGAGGAGTCGCGTAGTACGCTTGGAACACGTAAGTGTGCGCGATCCAGACAGTAAGAATGTCTAGCTCGGCGTCGCTTGCGTAGACGAAACGTCCTACGAATTCACGTACGACATCTAGCGGACAGGGCTCTTTAGACGTCATCATCTTGTCGAGCTCTACCGCAGCTTCGTGAAGCCTAGCCGGAACTTGGTTGCTACCTTCTCTGGGAGTGAATGCAGCAGCTAGGTTGTTGGTTAGACCTTCGATTTCCTTTGTGTTAGTCACTGGTACCTCCTTCCATTTTCGTTGGGAAGAGACTGTAACCTTTTGATTACTACCTCTTCTAGTTGCCTCCGGACAGATAGCGACCGATCTGTAGGCTCTATCTGCCCGCCTCTGGAAAGTGCGTTAATGTAGTTCTGGACTCGAATGTAAGGCTTGGTCGAGTCAAAGTCTCTGCTATCAAACGGTCCAACGTCTTTCAGGTATTCCTTGAGCTTGCCTATCTTGGCTTCCGTGGAGACACCTTTTAGGGACTTCCTGAAATGCTGCCATAGTGGATCATTGACAGCTTCATAAATGTCCTGCATCGACAGCCTCAAGAGACCAGTACCTCCTTTCATTCTTTTTTCTTTCTTAATTATAAATGATGACGATAAGCAAACGCAAGGGAAAAAATCGCAAAGTTTTAGCAAAGAGATGCCGTCTGCCGAGACAGACGGCGTCTCTAACGCTAGTCTTCGTCAACGCTAGTCTTCGTCGGGGTCGCCGAGGAACTTCAGTTCCTTGGCTACTCTTATTACGCGTGTCATAGCGTCGTAGATGTTCGTGTCTTGTGCCAGACCAGAAGCTACCCAGAGGCGCTTCTTGGACAGGGGGTTGTAAATGGTCATGTCTCCGTCTGTGCATATCTCGAATACGAGGTCGAGATAACCGATCGAGAACTTGTCGGTAGCCTCTGTAATCGAGTACGTAACGTGTTCGCCGTCTACTTCGACGACTTCGAGTGCCATGATCTACTGCTTCTCGAACTGAGGGATCTGATCAAGAAGCCACCGAGCTATGACTGCAGGATCTTCTGTGACAGGCACTGTAAGTTCCTTTTCGTCATCGACGCCGTGCGTTTGATCCCAGTGGAGCCACCAGCAACCTTCGTTGCTCAGGTGGATCTCTCCGGTACCTGCGGAGACCCAGACGAAATGGTCGTCAGGGTCTTCGTCGTTGTAGCCTGCTAGGCTAGGATCAGTTATTCCCATCCAGTAGAGGCTATTGCCTATGCCTCTTAGGAACACTTCCGTGTAATACACCCCATACACCTTCCCTTGGGTGTTCTGTACAGATAGGGCAGTATCGTCGAGCCCCACCTGCATTCTTGATTCGACGTTCGTCTTCCTTAGTACCTTCTCGTGTCCGTGCAATAACGAATCCGAATCCAGCTCTTAGGAAGGCGTTCACGATTGCAACGTCTGATGTACCGTTTCTGTGATGGTCGATACGACTCTCAGACCTGTACCAGCCTGTGTAATGCCAGGCTTGATTACGCGGAGCACCAGAGCCGAGACGACCATCCCAGTGGAGAAGATAGATCGTCCCGAGCTTGCTCATAATGTCCCGTATGGCCTTCTGTATCGGTACCAAGGAGCTGGTTCTTCTGGGTTTTCGCCTGTCAGCTCCGTCAGGAGATTGTTGTACCCACCGATCATGTTCGTGATGAAGTCACGAACGACCTTCGGCGCGCACTTGTTGCAGACGCTACAGACCCACCAGCCGTAACGCCTCGTACGGCTCCAGCCCATCTGCGACCTGAGCTTACCAGGGACGCGATGAGGTCCTTTGCACTTCTGTGTAGGACGTGCGATCAGTGCCTCGATCTTGACACCTGTCGCAGGCAAGACCGAGCACATGGCGTTCTCTTGTCCTTCGAGAACTTGACGTGCGAAGTGCTCCGCAACATCGTTGTCTCGGAACGACAGGATGATAACCCTAGACATACTCGACCGTCCAGTCCTCTGGTAGGCCGTCTTCGAGATCGTCGAGCTCCTCCTCGGTCATCATCTTGGCTTCGCCCTGCTGAACACCGTTCTCGTCGATGACCTTAACTTGGTACATCTTCGGGCCCATGAGGCAGTTCATGCAAGGACAAGGACAGCCTTTTCCTGGGCAGTCTTCGTTCATGCCATCGTGTATGCACATTCGCGTTCTCCCTTCTAGAACGTCATACTACGCCTCGTCCTGGATTGCGTCTACCGCGCCTTCGACTTCGCTAATCGCGGCGTCTATCCGGTTTATTGCTTGACGTAGGCTAGCAATAGTTGCAGGACTGCAAGACCCCATAGGGCCTCTCATCCTATCTACGATGCGCTGGAGATTATCAAGCTCCGCCGGAATACTAGCCTTAGCATCCGACAGAGCTTTGTTTAGCCTCCTAGCATGACCTATGAGTTTTATGGGTAGTGCCATACTTTCTCCCTTCCGATTGATCACCGGCGGCCAAGCGGCGGGCTGGGCGTCCCGCCGCTGACCGTCACGCGATCACTCGGCCTCGCTGGCCTCGATCTCGCCCGTCGTGACGCCGTCGTCCTCGTGGTCCTCGGCGACGTCGACCTTCGCAGCCTCGTCGTCGGCGACCTTCTGGAGCTGGGCCTTGTTGACGTTCTTGCCCACGACGCTGGCGATGTAGTCCGTCATCCAGGCGGTGAAGGACTCCTCGTCGATCTCGAGGACCTGCTTGGAGATCCCCTTCGCGGTGATCTTGGTCGCCGAGCGCGTCTTGAACTTACCCTTGGAGGCGTAGGTGTACATCATCGGGCCCTGGATGACCTTGTTGACGCCTGCGGCCTTGAGCGCCTCGTTGAGACGCTTGCAGGCCTGGAAGGGCGTGACTGGCGAGTGAGGCGTGGGCTTGACAGGCTCGGTCTTGGTCTCGACCTTGTCGTCGACCTCGTCCTCGTCGTCGTCCTCGTCCTCGTCGGCCTCGTCGTCGTCCTCGGGGTCGTCGACCTCGTCGCCGTCGTCGAAGGCGATCTCGTCGGTCTCGTCCTTGGGGGCCTCGACCTCGATGGTCTCGTCCTTGGGGGTCTCGACCTCGGGGGTCTCCTCGGCGACGTGACGGCGGTTACGAGTCGCAGTACGGGTAGCAGCCATTTCGGCTCTCCTTAGGTTGTGGTTCGTACTAGTTCGCTTGGACCGTGGTGGTCCGATCCGCCTTCGTAGCCGAAGACGAACCGCACCCGCAGGTTCTTGCAATTGCCTTTTCTTTTTATTTTACGCTGGCTCCGCTGGTGAAAGCTAGCCTCCAGTTGAAGTTTTCCCAATAAACTTTCTTACTTGCCGTACTCGCTAGCTTTAGTCGGGTCTTTACAGCCGTAGCAGGAGTAGTCTACTCCTCGCGTATCGTGACGATGCGGTGGCCTCCGCATGTAGCCTGTCGCCTGCATGACGAAGCCGTTACGCTCGTACCATGCTACCAGTTCAGCGTAGTTCAAGGCACCTGTGGGGAAGACCTCTAGCTGCAGGACTGCTTGTTCCTTGTCGGCATCTGCGAGGATACGCTTGAGGAGAGCGGATCCGTAACCGTTGCCTCTGTGTACGTACGGGATATTGATCCGCGTGATCGTCCAGTTCGGCGTTAGCTCGCCAGGACGCACCAGATCTGCTATCCCGCGATGGTCTTTATCGACATAGCACGTTTCCACGTCAGGTCTCCGGTTCGACTTCTGCTAGCCCGAACTTGATCTGCTCCATGAAACGATTACCTGGAGGACCTCCCTTTCCATGGAACTTGTCGGAGTATTCGAGCGCGATGCCTAGGGCGTTGCGCAGATCGCTGTCCGACAGCCTGAGTAGGCGCTGGAGAATGGTTGTTGCTTCAGGTGTACTGTTATTCGCCATTCCTATCTCCTTTCCGAACCGCTCTCAGTTTCCTGAGAGCGATCCGCACTGGAGATCAGTACGTGAGCGAGGGCTCGTCCCCGGACAGTCCGGCCGTTATCTGCGCCTTCGACTCGACCGACAACGCATCCCACTCCTCCTTGAACGCGCTCAGCGACTGTCCCTGCAGGCGACCAAAGAACTTCATCGCCTTGCCGATACCGCTCGGCGTCTTGTCAGCCATGATTCTCCCTTCTTGGAAGAGTACTTCTCTTCCAAGCCGTACTCGACTGGGCGTTCGAGTACGACCTGCACTAGAAGTGCCTGTCAGAACTGGTGGCCGCACTGCTGACACTTGTTCTTTCGATCGAGCGAGTGGCCGGTGTTTGAGCGGCCGGTCGTCTTTCCGCACTCCTTGCAGTACTGCTCTCGGGAGCACAGGCTCTGATTTACGTAAACCCATGCACGAAAGCCATATACATGCTGTCCGCTTCTTGACTTCGGACAGGGTCCTGGAGGAGCCGCTGGTCTGGGCCGACCTTTTTGCTTCTTTCGCCCTGTGCTCCCGTCTACCATCGGACACTCTCCCGGCTTGTGCTTGGTTCCGCACGTATTGCACGTACTAGCCATTTCGTTTCACCTCCTTCCTTCCGAGCCGCCCTCGGGAAGGGAATACCGAGGACGACCCGCATGGAAGGACCTACTGGGTCCAGCCGTGCTGTAGGGGGGTCTGGTGGATAGTGTCCGCAGCACGACGCGTTCCAGCAGCGCAGCTGTGTGTCGGCGTGCGCTGGTAGTCGTGGTCGTA